TCTGCGAGGGCTTCAATGCCATCCAGCTTGGTTTCGTCTGCTGTGGTGAAAGAGGCTGTAGTGGCATCTAGTACAGCACTGTAGGCTTGTACGTCTGTGCCTATGGTAAGTCCCAGAGAGGCTCTAGCAGTCGCTCCTGACTCAGCAACCCATGTAGAACCATTGCCTACGATAAAGTTACCATCAGTGTTAGCAATACCTGAAATGGCTGTCAGGTCAGTATCAAGAGGCTGCTTGTTATCTAGCTGTGTCTGGATAGCACTGGTAACACCGTCAGTGTAGTTAAGCTCGGTGACGGTTGCTGTGATGCCATCTAGTGTATTCAGTTCTGATACGGTAGCTGTGATACCGTCAAGGGTGTTCAGTTCGGCAGCTGTCGCTGTAATAGCAGTACCAGCCAAGTCAATAGAATCAACATACGCGACACCGTTAATGTAGATGTCTTTCCACTCTGCGCCAGTAGCACCGATGTCGTAAGTGTTGTCAGCAGAGGGTAGTATGTTTGAGGCAACATCGGCAGCTAGGTTAATTGTGTCTGTAGCTGCGTCACCAAAAGTCAGGTTGCCAGATATTGTAGCGTTGCCTGTTACGGTGAGGTTCCCACCAACAGATATATCACCAGTGGTAGTAACAGCATCAATATAGCCATGCGCCCAGTAATTAAAAGAATCGCCAAGAGTATATAAGCTATCAAAACTAGGAATAATATTAGAAGAAACATTAGCATTGATTGTTAAACTATCAGTTGGAGAATTGCCAACAGTTACATTGCCATTAAAAGTAGCATCACCTGTAACACTTAATGTGCTAGAAAGAGTTGTTGCACCTGTAACGTTTAGTGTAGTTCCAATAGTAGCAGCATCTATAGTAAGCGTGTCTATAGTAGCTGTGCCATTTAAATACAGGTCTTTAAACTTTAATGAAGATGTGCCTAAATCAATATCATTATCAGTTACCGGAACAATTGCACCATCTTGAATGCGAATCTGTTCTACAGCTGCGCTACTTACTTCTACATAAAAGCCCCAGCGGTTATTAGTGCTATCAACTTCAATCTTATTTAAAAAGGCTTCATCACCAATAACATAAATGTTACCGCCCTCACCAGCCGTGCCATCATGCCTGTGTCCAGTTGTACCGCTGCTTGAATATGAAAACGCATTTACTAGCTGGTTATACTCGTCATTAAATAACGAAGCAGTAATAGTATCCCCATCTGCAAATGTACTTTGTCTAGTGTAACTAGTTCCAGCCATTTTTTCTTATCTCCTACCCGAAGGCATATAATCTATATATAAACCGTTTATTGAATATGCAGCGTTATTGTCATCACTTGAAAGCCTAAAACTAACTACATGCCCACTCCCCTGTAACGACTGTCTTACTAGCGGGTCTAGTGAACCACCAAATGCGTTTATTCCAAATATCGCTGACCCAAACAATGAAGGAGTTTGTACTTCAGTTAATGTGTAATCAGCTGGTTGAGGAATAGCTGTATCTTCGTAATTAAATCTAACACGAAATGTTGGCTGTACTTCACCTTCAGGGCTTAATGAAATTTTTGCATAGTGTAATGTTTTTAATGTACCAGCATCACCAAAGTCTAGGTTTGGTGTTTTGTATCTTGCTGATATAGTTTGTGGTGTGCTTGTTTGATAAAAATAATTACCAGTGTCATGCACATAAATATAACCAGAGTTATCTCCGTGATATGTTTTTTCAACACCATTACTTAAAAATGCAGATGAGATTGCAGGGGCTTGTATCCCTTCTGTTTCTGACCACTCAAATCCATTTGGTGTGAGCGTTCCAATTAATCCTTTGGACGCAGAAATAGATGAACCAGCTGGTGTGTAAAACAATCTGTACTGTGACTTGTTTCTTAAAACTACACTGCTTATAGTGTAATCAGTTATATTTGAAGCAATGTCTGCAACGATAGATTGTACCTGTCTTGATACAGAACTCAACTCAACGTCACCAATACGGGCTGTTGCAGCTACAAGACGAATACCGTCTGGTGCTAAGAATAAAACATCGCCACCAATTTCTTGGATGCTATATCCATTTACACAGCCTACGTTAGATGTAATCTGTGAAACAGCCACAGAAGCCGCGTCATTAATGTTATCTAATCTGTGTATTGTATTCTGACAAAAAATATAAAGAGAATCACGGAAGCTTTTAATACCTGTGATTCTATCATCAATTGTTACTGAACCAGAACCAACACCAGTAAAATCTCTGTCATCATTTGTTTTACTGTAATAAACAGTTGCGGGGGCGTTTGCCGTATCAACAACACAAATATGTTTGTTATGATTTTCAACATATGTAGCAGCAGCAGGAGTAGCTATTTCTTCGTAAACAAATACTCTACTAGCACCTGTACCATCAATATGGAAGTGTGCCATCTTGTCTGAGCCTGTTGCAATACTTAGCGAACCATAAGCACTACTTGTGTGTCCAGTAGGTGCGCGCATTATTGCAAACTGAGCCTGACCTTGATTAGGTCTGTCTAATTCTGCCTGAGAACTGAGATTAGCTTCAGTAACTCCAGCATGGCCTGTATCCCTATTAATCTGAGTCCATGTTGTGCCATCTTCAGTGTAGTAAATACTTGTGTCTACACATACAACAAGACCTAGTGCATAAGGAAAAACACCATGAATTTTTGTTGCCCCCTCAGGTCTAGTTGTTCCATAATTAGCGTAACCATTTATACGCCTATAACCACCATCTGGGTCTACTTCAAAATTAATTAGCTGCGTAGCAAAGCCCGGCTGTTGCAGCATATCAAACTGGTTAAGGTTAGTATTTAACCCTCCCCTACATGAAAGACCAAATGGTTGAGACATTAAATAAATACCACTCTATCGTCTTTGAAATATGATGGGGTAGGATCAAGAAGATTAGAACGCATGCTTCTTAGCCCTTTGTTATAGTCATCTAACGCAAATGCAGCAGCCTGTGGGTTATCCTTAAACTGCCAAATGTAGTATCTTGCCCTAGCCATTAAGACGGGCTTGTATAAATCTGGAAACACTATTGTGTCTGAATATGCAGATAGCTCTGTTGGTAAATCCCAAGCATAAAACCAAATACGATAAGTTTGCTTAGGAATTGGGCTTAGTCCAAACTTACGAGAGTCTGGGCTACGAATAACAAAACGGGGTTCTCCCCAAGTCTGCGTATCCGCATCATCTGCATTTTCTGCGGTACGCCTAAAATCTTTCCACTCTTCCGTGGTTAAAAATTTTAGATTCTTAGAAACATATGGGGCAGTCTCATCAGTAACTCCGATTGTAGTTACATAAAAAGTATCCCAATCAATTGAGCCATAATCAGTTGTTACATCTGAACTGGCAGCTTTTAGTTCGTACCAGCGTATACCCGCAGTAGTTTCAACATAGACGTTACCATACATTGGGTCTGTTGCACCGCTTTCCGCAGTAGCAAGAAAAGGCCACTTAGGTTCATAGTTAACTATGTCTAAGTACCCTCTATTAACGCAATCTTTAGCATGCTGCTGTATGCCCGTAGCTGAAGCAAAGTTAGCAGAAGTTAATGGGACTTCATTTAATTCACGCAAAAGTTCATTTGTGATAGTTAAAAATGTTGCTGCCATTATTTATCCTTTTTAAATATACGATCCCAGTTTTGTGCATACTGTTCACGCGACACCTGACTTTTGCGGGGTCTACCTCTGTGCTTGTTTCTAGCTTTTAAATTTATGCCTTTCTTTCTCATAAAAGAATGGGGGCAGTTTCCTACCCCCACCTTCCTATCAACTATTAGTCAATAATGTAGTACGCACCGACCATTGCTTCGGGACGCAATACTTTAACACCGTGAACATGAAGACCACGAACGATGTCACCAAAAGATGACGGATCGCGGATTACTTCAGTGTTAACGATAGTCTGTGCAGTAGCAGTAGCAGACATATGACCAGCCAGACAAACGCCAGTGGCATTAGACTGAGAAGGCATATTGTTAGTCTTGTACATGCTAAAGCCACGCAGCTTACCTTCAGCTACTAGACCATTCCTGATGGAACCCTGTCCACCGTTGTAGTCTACTGACAGCAGTTTAGAATCTGTCTGTGACAGTTCTTCATAGAAGTCAGGAGAAGCTACGAACCAACGACCTTCTTCAGGTACGCTCTGCTCGTCAAGAAGACGGGCCATACGCGCCATAAGATCAAGAGGATCGGTTTCACTAGCAACGCCAAGGTCTACCGCACCAGCACCATCATAAACGCCAGCACCCAGAGCAGTAGCAGAATCAGCACCAAGGATGTGATTCGGAGTAGCGGCAGAAAGACCAGAGACCATTTTGCTAAATACATTTTCGTCAAATGCATCGCGGAGTGAGTAAGCAGCAGAAGAAGCTGCAACTTCACGCCAGTTTACATGAGACATGTTAGCTTCAATATCATCTACGATGAACTTGAAAGCGTTAGCAGTGTCAACGACCAGAGTAATTTCCTGATCTGTCAACTTGGTCTGAGTTACGTCCTGACCACGCTCGTACTGATAAACAGTGATGGTAGGTTCTTTAATGATTTTAACAGAATCTCCATAAGCGGAAATCTCACCAGCGTAGTCAGTGTTAGTGACTGCTTCAGCAACCGCTGCCTTACGGAAGAAGTTAAGTACCTTCTTGCTGTAAACGGCAGGTAGGAAGAATGAATTGGTTTGACCACTTACGGAGTTACCAAAGTTAGCATCGGTATCTGTTGCTGGTTCAAAATACTGATCGGCCTGATTATAAGCCATAATGTATTACCTCAAAATTAGACAAAATTATCCTTTGATTACCCTGCCTTCAGAGATAGCTTGATTGATTTCATCCTCATATTTATCAAACTGATCTACAGACATACGGGCAATCTCCCGTTCTGTCCAAACCTTTGCTTCTTTAGCATCAACAGTTCTGGTCTTTGTAGAAACCATATCTGCTGCGCTAGAGGAACGAGGTCTAGACTGTTTAGAAGTTTTTGACTGAGGGATACCGCTTTCAAGCTTATACAAGTCAATAGCACGACTTGCTAAAGTAGCATTATTAGGATTGTTGTAAATCCAATCTTGTATTTCTTCAGGCTGACTTTTTGCCCACTCATGGAAATTATCATCTCCACGAATATCGTTAAAGTCGGGATGGCGTGACATCAACTCCGCTTCAGCTTCTTTACGAGTAATATCAGCTTCGCGTTGTTTGATGCTTACCAATTCCTGTCGGAGGTCTGCAATCTGTTCTTCGCTACGCATGTGCGCTACAGTTTCTACAGTCTCATACAAGTCGGGATACTTTTCCTTAAACTGCTCCAGTTCTTCAACAGACTTAGGTGCTTGATACTGAGGGGCTGCTGCCCTAGCTTCAGCAAGAAGCTGTTCCTCTTTCTGCTTGAACTCTGAAACACGTTTGTCATAATGTTTCTTTAGATCATCATACCTTTTCTTGTAATTTGTTTTACCTTCTTCCTTCGGGGCTACAGCTTCTTCGCTGGAGGTGGCCTCCGGTCTTTTCGGGGTAAACAAAGTGTCGGCACTCACGAACTCTTTATCTGTTCCTTTGTGCCATTCCTTATCCATGTTGTAAGGGTTAGCTTGTACTTCATCGTTATCCATAACTGCTTCAGTCATAATAGTCTCCAAACGGGGCTTGTTGTCCACAAGGTAGCCATACCAATTTAGTCTCGTCAGACAAGTACGGGGCTTGTTACTACAAGGTAGCCGTGTTAACGAACACTAGGCATCTGATTAGCATTTAGCATTTGCTTACGAATTTCTTCGTCAGTCGGCACACCAGTTGCAGGATCAGTTGGCCTAGTCATTAGTCCACCGTCATAAGCACGTTCAGCCTCGTCCATCATCTGTTGGAGGTTTTCTGCACCTATTTGATCGGTGGCTTTTTTGGTGATTACAAACTCACCCGCAGATAATCTAGCGGGAATTGAATCTGACACACCACTTCCCGGGCCATCAACCATGCCTGACCCGGAAAACTCTGAGGCAGTTTCTACAACCTTGTCAAAGATTTGACTTAGCTGTTCATCCTGACTCAAAGCATTCATTAGGTAGTCTTTTTCCTCATCTTCTAATGATTCATCAACTACGAAATCTATATATTCTTGCATCATTTCTTCATCTGGAAGCTGTGATGCCATCGCCTCATCCATTTCTTCGGGCGGGATGTTGGGGTAAGTATCAACAGGTTCTGCTTCCATGTCTGCCATTTCAGGGGGCATAGCCATGCTACCTTCGTTGTACTTTTTCATCTTACCACCACCGTACTTCTTTTCTTTCATATCAGTATTGTAAGCCCTTCCTTCGAACATAAATACATCTGCATTTTTGTCTGCTGCATCTTTAAAAGCTTGTCTAAAAGCTTGAGCCGACTCTGTATCTTTTTTATACGTTGGGTAATCCGCTGGATTTGTTCTTTCGCTAAGTTCAACAACAGTTGCTGGCTCTTCACCAGCTTCTGCTTTTGCAATTATATCCTTACCTTCTTTTGAATTAAGTGAATAACCAACTCCCCCTGAAACTACTACAGC